TTTTGAAATCCTACGATCAATGCGTTTAGAGGGTCATGTCCATGACCTTCTGTGACTTCTTTGTAGTCGTCTGGTAATAAATTAGAAGCCACACGAAGTGCAGCCTCTAATGTTGCTGGGTGAATGTATTTAGACACGCTCGTAATTATTGTTTGTGTAAACTCCTTCCCATGTCATGTTGTGAATTGTGGCTGGAGCTGGGTGTGTAGATTTAAGTGTTAAAGATGCGTTTATATTTCTGTCGTAAATAGGAACTGTTCTTAAATTATTATCATCAACAATTGCTCCAGTGTTAGCGGAGTACTGGTTAGCACTTGTTACTTCAAATACTTCTGTATAGTCAGTTCTTCCTGTTCTACTTAAGGTAGTTTCATATAAACCTACTGGACCAAAGCCAAACTTGACTCTATGTAAAATAGTATTAGCTCTAGTATCAGCTCTCCAATTAGATCCACTCTGAGTTAGGTAGTAGATAGTAGGAAGCTTTACTTCCATTGTGTATTGATAGCCTATAAGAAATGTCTCTCCAGACCAATCACCATCTAGTTCTAAATTACTTCCATTAATTGTAATTAAACCATATCTACCTAAATTGTTTCCTGCATCTACATCGTATGCTGCAAGTTGACTTGCACTTTCTAATCCAGTTGGTTTAGCTTTTGTAGATTTACCAGTAGTTGCGTTATAACTCCAACCACTTACTGACATCAAATGATCTAGGTGTACTCTGTTCTCTGCTAAAGCAAAGGTATTAGAATCCATCTTGATTGCATATTTCAGTAGCTGATCTTTATTGTTATTACGTACAACTACATACAAGAAATCATCTTGCATACAGTGGTATTGGATAGTTCCAGTAAGTGTCCATTTAAACCAAGCCGCTAGTTTCCTTTCTTGTATCTGGTCAAAGTATCTATATCCATACAAGGTAGATGTACCTTCTTCACTAAAGAAAATAACTGAGTTCTCTCTTGAGTTAGATATAAGTTTAAGGTCTTTTTCAAATAGTCTAGAAACTACTGCACTCTGTTCTATAACCTGTGGTTCACCTTCTCTCTGGACTTGTGCCATCTCAAAGAATCTTGAGAACTTACCAGCATTATCTAAGAAGCCGAGAGTAGTACCAAGAGAGATAGGGTTAGTTGCAAAGTTAAAGTTGTAAGTAGAAAGAGCATTGATTTTAGCGGTGGTAGGGCTGAACACATCACTATCTGTAGTCAGCATGAACTGTTGATTTTTAGAAAATAAAACTAATCCTGTATTGGTTTGTATCCCATCAAATAGTATTGCTGGATATTCTGAACTAGCTGATATATCTATTGGATCACTGGCTATTAATTGAATAGCTGATTTAGCAAAGAAATTAGTAAAGTCTCCGGGACGAGATAGCACTATATTTTCATCGGCAAGTATTGCAAATCTGTTTCTAAAGAACAGCATCTTGTTAATGTTCTTACCTATGAAAGAAGGTTCAGGGTTAGTTACATCATCACCAACTAAAGCATCGTCCCATTGAGGGACAGAATATTGTGTACCTGAAATTGTATAGGTAGATCCGTCCAGCTCAGTCAATCTAAAATTACTGTCAGCAGTTCTGATTAGAAGTACTGGCATCTTAGATCTTTTTAGTCTTATCTTTCTCCCCGGCTTAGCACATTCTTCCCATGTACCCTCACCATCTTTGTCATTATTACCAAAGAATTTGACGTAATGATTATCTTCTTCAGCCACGCTATTAACAACCTCCACAACCATCCCGTGCTTGCACTGAGAGGGTAAGTCCCCTATGTCGTTAACCTTTCCAGCTACTACATTTAACAGCTCTCCTACGGGCGTAGAAGCGTTGAATATAGCATTGCGTTTTAAATGTAATCCTGTACCTATTTGACTTATATCATTAGCTGTAAAATTACCGCCTGCTATTAACTGAGTTCTAATATCACCAAGAATACTCTCAGCAGTAATAGTTGTTTCAGTATCAAAAGGTGTGGGTTGTGGTCTAACTAAAGCAAGGTTTGCTTGAACTACTGAAGTACTTATTTTATCTATGGTTATTTTGTAGTAACCATCTTTCATAAATACATAGAAGTAATCACCTTCTAGCCAACCTTCTCCACCATGCAGTAAGTCGTGTGTTGTTGTATATCTAGCCTGATATGTAGTTGTTTGACTGCTTCCAGATCCTTCTGTATAAGGTACTGACTGACCAGTTGTAGCTATACGAAAATATAAATTCTTTCTACCTGTTTGGCTGCCTTGGTTAGAAGCATTAAATATATTAACGACTTCACTATAGTTTGTGTCTGATTGATTTCCATTAGCAAGAGTCCCACCAGTTGCACCCTCATCAACAAGAGTAGTACCAGTACTTACGCTGAATATACGTGTTCCTACGTTTGGAGCAAAAGCATCTCTACCATCTCCAGCTTGAGTACCACACCTAGCATTATTACTATTACCTCTAGTTGCATGTGTTCTCATACGGAATCCAGAATCACAATAGTTATTGCTTGAGTTAACAAGAGTTACGTTTATCCTTGTAGCTGTAGTAACTGTTGTGGTATTGGTGTTGTCAAAAACATTTAACGCATACTGTTTTGCATAAGATATAGATTTCAATTCTACAAAAATTTCTTTCTGAAAATCTCCAAGAGGTTCTGTCGTAGTGTCCATCTCTGTAGTGATGGATCTGTTGTTGATATAAGTGAAATCATTTAGAGTTAATGTTTGAATATCTTCGTCATCTGTATGAGTTAGATATGTGTTATTACCGATAGCATTAACAACTGTTTTCTCTGCACCAGTTAAACAGTCCCACATTTTAATAACACCATTCTGTGCTATCTGTCCTATGTACTGTTCAGTCTCATCACGATAGTAATGAAACCACCTACCGTTAGTTGTGGAATTATTTGTTCCATCAGATAATGATGCCACAAACTTTCCAGCCGGTCTTTTTGTTAGTCCTTGTGTAACGTCAGGTAAGGCGTTCACCATGTCTTTCACCTGACCGGGAATCTTTTGCTCGTCAGGTTGTTGTGAAATGCCAGCCGTTAACGCTGGAATAGTTTGTGTAATGTTTGCCATTATCTAATAAGTGCTTTGTAAGGTTGATAAGATCTGTAATTACTTTCCTGTGGGAATCCAAAGAAGTTATGATCTCCTTGCTCACAGTCGTATTCCAATGCAGCAGCTTTAGTCTGTGCTTCTTGTAGTTGAAGAAGCTTAACTAAATCTGCATTAGAAACTAATTGGGTTGCTGCTCTTACTGAAGCTCGAGCAATTATGTATCTCTGTATAGCTGAAGGCACATCTTCAAAAGCAAGTAAGAATGTTATGTCAAAATAAAAGTCTTGAGTAAAAACATCTGTGTGTAAAACGGTGTCATATAATTTGCCATCTCTTTTAACTACATCTCTAGTTCTGTCATACAATCCATCATGGATATCAAATCTAAGATAGTTAGTAGGAATTATAAAATTACCATTAGTATCAGGTGATATTTTTACATGGTCTTCTTTATTAAAATGCCATCCTTCGTTCTGTACATCTTTACAAGTTTCAGTCAGTAAGTTGTAGACAAAAGATATTTCTGGATTTTGAAAATTGAGAGCAGTGATTGGTGATTGACCAATGCTACCCAAGATAGAGTTAACTGCGGATAGTTCGGTATCGGTTGCTATTTGAGTAGTCATAAAAAAAAAGGGAAGCCGAAGCTCCCCGTATAAAGTGTATAAATTAGCCGTTAGCAGGGTATGTTGTACCGAATGCTGTTGGTGCTGTAGCACCTACATAAAGTTCAACTGCTGCTGCTGGGTTTAGGAAATCTGCACCCATAGCTAGTCTTCCAAGGATTACGTCACCTTGGTAAACAACTGATACATCACCAGAAGTTACCTGAACCTGTGGTCCGATAGCTTCTACAACTGCTGCTGCTTCCTTCTGGAAAATTAATCCACAAGATTTAGCAAAGTCTGTGCTGTTACCGTAGTTGTTGTTTAGTCCTGTTACAGACTTTCTGCCGTCAGCTAATGCTGTACCGACGTGGTCTCCTAAGTTTGAAGGAGAAGTCTCACCTGTAGTTCCGCCATAAGCTACACCATGCTTAGCAAGGAATGGGATGTTCATTGACTTGAAGATCTTGATGCCTGCAATTTCAATGATTCCATTACCTGACTGTAATGCTGTACCTTGTGTGTCTCTATTGATAAGACCGTTTGAACCGATGTCTTGGATCAAACTGTAGTATTGACGAGGGTTTAGAACCGCGCATCTACCTTGAGAGCTGACTCCTTTTTCGTCAAGTGCTGCTGCTGCATCGTAGAAAGCATTAACTAAGTTACCTGCGTTGTAAGCATCAGAATCATTAGTTGTTGCTCCAACTCTGATCTGTGTTCCACCGGGTTCTTTGAAGTTAGTCTTTGATACAGGAGAAGCCTGTCTTGCACCTTTTGTTACAGCTCTAAAG